AAACTACTGGGATCCTAATTGCAAAAGATATATGGAGAATCAACAAAATCCTAAAAAAGATGTAAAAAAGTCTGAAAAGGGTTAATATATTTATATATCTTTCTTTTTTTTGTTATGGCTGCTGTAAAAGGTGATGTCGGTAAAATAATGTTCCACAATGCCGCTGGAACAGAAGCTGATATTGGAGGTTTGAGGTCTTGGGAATTAAATATTAGCAAAGACACTCAAGAAACCACAGTGATGGGCAACACATCAAAGACTTTTATTGGTGGTCATATTTCTGGTGAAGGTTCGGCAACTCTTATATATGACAACGCTGGAAACTCAGACTATCTTTCATTTGTTGAAGATGTTTTAACAACAGGTGATGCTGCTGACGCGCTGTTTGAATTGTTCCCAGATAGTTCAGCCAGTTCTAAAAAATTTGGCTTTTCTGGAATTGTTACAAATGCAGTATATGGAGCAACGATTGGTGAAATTCAAGAAATAAGCATCACCTTCCGGACTTCGGGTGCAATAACTTCAGATATATAGTAAATTAAAAATACTTTGCACTTAATTTATGCCAAACAAAAGAACTATTGATCTCATTACTGAATCCTATGGGGATCAGATGTCCACAAGGAGAAAGTATGAATTTAAAAATGCCAGAGGAGAAAAAGTAGTTGATTTATATTTTAAGCCATTAACAAGATTTGATAGACAAAGAGCGCAAAGTGTGGCTGGCACTGATGAGGCTCTTACAGTATCAACTCAACTTCTTTGTCAAATGGCAGAATTAGAAGATGGTACTAAGGCTTTTGCTCTTGCAGATGCACCAAACTTGCAAAGAGAACTCCCAGAGAATGTTTTAAATGAAATAGAATTATTTTTGTTTGATATAAAACTTGATGTAAATACAGCAAAAAACGATTAAAGCGAGATAACTGGTTAAATTTTGAGTTTTTTCTCGCAACAGAATTAGGTAAAACAATACAAGAGTTAAGAAAATCTATCACTCAAGAAGAGTTGATATATTGGGCTGGATACTATGAAAATAAATTTGACGAAGAAAGAAAAGCTATGCAACGACAAAAACACAATTCAAGGTAATATATAATAAAGGCTTTTTTTTATTTGTGGCACAGGCTAATGTAAAACTTACTGTAGATGCCACTAATGCGACTAGAGCATTACAGGGAGTACAAAATAAAACAAACTCATTACAAAAGTCATTTAATGGACTAAAAACTGCCATTGCTGGTATCGGACTTACTGTTTTAGCAAGACAGGCAGTAAGCACTTCAGCAAATTTTCAAAAATTAAATGTAAGATTAGGACTTTTAACAAAAGCATCTGGAACTTTTGCAAGGTCGCAAGAGATAGCTGCTAATGCACAGAAAGCTTTTGGTCTAAGTGCAACAGAAGCACTTGAAGGAATAACAGATATAACAGCAAGATTACAACCTTTGGGAGTTGGTGTTGAAGATATTAAAAGCACTTTCTTTGGATTTAATACAGCAGCGAAATTAGCAGGGGCGTCAACTATTGAAGCTTCCAATGCTTTTAGACAGTTAGCACAGGCTTTGGGTTCTGGAAGATTACAAGGAGATGAATTTAGAAGTATCTCTGAACAAATACCAACTTTATTAGCCCCTATCTCTGAAGAACTAGGTGTGACAGTAGGTGAACTTAAAAAGTTTGCATCTGAAGGTAAATTGACAAGTGATGTTGTTTTAAGAGCATTACGCAAAATTGAAACAGATGGTGCATCATCATTAAAAGCTTTGGTAGAGGCAGATCCAACTCAAGTGTTTAAAAATTTATCAAATGCAACTGAGGATTTATCAAGAGCTTTTGGTGAAAAATTAAATCCTGTTGTGATGCCAGCTATTAAAGGTTTGACGGAATTAACTAAAGCGGCCGTTGACTTTTTAAACTCACCAATAGGAACTACCGCAGCAATTTTTGTTGGCATTGCTGGGGCTGTTAAAGCTTTCACAGCAGCCGTAACTTTATTATCAGCCGCAAAGACAATTTTAATAGCAAAATTCGTTGCAACTAAAGCTGGTGCTATAGCGTTTGCTAAAGCTTCAGCTACTGCCTCTGTTGCTACAAAAGCATTAGCATTTTCAGTAGGGGGTTTAAGTATTGCTTTAAATGCTTTACCTTTGGTTGGTTTGGCTACTTTATTAGGAGTTGCTACGACTGCAATAATCAAACATAATCAAGAACAGAAAAAATTTAATGAATTAGTCAACGAGGGTTCTGAAGAAGAAGTTAACAAAGTATTAAAAGAACAATTAAAGATAAGAGATAAACTTATTGAAAGACTTAACAAATCAAATGGAAGATCAAAGCAAGGAGTAAAAAATAGACTTGATGAAGTTAATGCAGATATAGCTTTACTTGAAGGCAGAAATAAAGTTCTTGAAAAAGAAAAAGAAATAACAAAAGAAAAAGAAAAACAAGATGAAGCAAATAAAAAAATACAAGAAGCACAGAAAAAACAAGAAGAACAAGCTGAAAAATTAAAAGATAAATATATGGAAATTGGTAAAAGTGTAGAAGATGGTATCGTTACAAACCTTACTGACGCTGCAATGGGAACAAAAACTTTAGGCGAAGCAGCAATCAGTGTCTTGAATGATTTAAAACGTAAGCTCATAGAAGTTGCAATACAACAGGCAGTTTCTGGTTTAGGTAATTTTTTAGGAAATGCTCTTGTTAGTGCATTTATTGGTGGTGGTGGTAGTCCAAAACCTTTCAAACCAGCTGCTGGTACATATGGAACTAATATTCCAAGCGGTACAGATCTTAAAGCTGGTTCATTTAGTATTTCTACAATAAAAAGGGCAAATGGTGGGCCTGTATCGGCTGGTGGTTCTTATTTAGTAGGAGAAAGAGGGCCAGAACTTTTGCAGATGGGTTCAAGAGGTGGCAATATTATTCCAAACAAAGCTATCGGTGGAGGCAATACAACTAATAATATGATTACTGTTAATGTTGATGCGTCTGGTACTTCTGTTCAAGGAAATGGATCTGAAGCAGATCAGTTAGGAGGGCTGATTGCCAGTATTGTGCAAGCAACTATAATTGATGAACAAAGGGCTGGGGGTTTATTAAATAGATAATGGCAACATTTCCATCGATAACTCCCACATATGGGATGAAAAAAAGAAGTAGACCAAAAGTAAAAGTGTCACAGCTTGGAGATGGTTATGAGTTTAGGGCTTTATATGGGCTTCCTTTATCTCAAGACCCAAAAGTATATGATTTAACTTTTAACGTATCTGAGACACAGGCAGATGTCATAGAAGCTTTTTTGAGAAGTAGAGTAAACGATCAGGCAAGTTTTACATTCACACCACCAGCAGAAGGTTTTACAAAGACAGGTACATATTCACAAAGTGGAACTACTGTAACAATTACTATTTCAAATCATGGGGTTGCTATTGGTGATATTTTGACTATTGATTACACAACTGGATCTGCAACAGATGGTACTTTTGCTGTTGCGTCATCTGCTGATTCAAACACGTTTACTGTGACGGCTGCGGCTAGTGCCACCAATAGTGGCAATGTATCAATAACGCTTTCTGGTGCTGGGCAATATGTTTGTGATTCTTGGACAAAAACTATTCCATACAATGAAAGAGCCATAATTAATACTACATTTAGGGAGGTTTTTGAACCATAAATGGCAACACCAACTGCTGAACTACAAGAACTTACCAATAAATCAATTATTGAATTATATTCTGTTGAATTAAAAGCAGATGTGCATTATACAAAATCAGCAAAAACAGCTACATATAGTCAATCTTTATCAACAATCACTATTACCCTTAATTCACATGGTTTTTCTGTTGGTTTGATTTTGAGTCTTGATTTTACTTCTGGAAATGGTATTGATGGAGTTTATACAATTCAAACTGTTGACACAAATACTTTTACAGTTACTGGTACAACTTCACAATCAACAAGCGGTAATGTTTCATTTAATGTCAACTCAACAATATCAAATCCTACTGTTTACTTATTTCATGCTGGCAATAATATGAAAGATAGCCTTGATATTGTATGGCAATCAAATACATACACAAGGATTCCTGTAAAAGCAGAGGGTTACAAATATACTGGTAAGGGCAAACTACCTAGACCTACTTTAACTTTGTCTAATTTATTAGGAACTATAACTGCCATTTTGCAGCTAACGAATCAAATAACAGCTTTTTCTGATCTTGCAGGGGCAAAAGTAACTAGAAGGCGAACTTTATCAAGAAATCTAGATGAAGCAAACTTTCCATCAAATGTTAATCCATATAAAGTTTCTGCTGTAGATCCATCATCTGAACTACCTAGAGAAGTTTATTTTATTGAACGAAAAACCATAGAAAATAGAAACATAGTACAATTTGAAATGGTAGGGTCTTTTGATTTATTTGGAGTTGAAGCACCAAAAAAACTTGTAACAAGAGATGATTTTGCTGGTGTTGGTACTTTTGTAAATGGATAAAATGTCTTGGAAAGAATCTTTTAAAAATTATGCAAAAAAGCAAGCACCTGATGAGGCTTGTGGTTTACTGGCAATAATAAAAGGTAAAGAAACCTTTTGGCCTTGTAAGAATTTGGCAGAAGGAAAATTTGAATTTTTTATACTCGACCCTGATGATTGGGCAGAATGTGAAGATACAGGAGAAATTATTGGTGTTATACATAGTCATCCTGTAGGTGCTGCAACTCCTTCTGATACGGACAGGGCAGCTTGTGAGCATTTAGGGTTTCCATATTATATTTATAGTATTGAACATGACCATTGGGAACAGTTTGAACCCTCTGGATGGAAAGCACCTTCGCTCATTGGTAGGAGATTTATTTGGGGAAAATATGATTGTTGGTCAATTATTCATGATTGGTACAAAGAAACAAAAAATATTGATTTAAAAATATGGGAAAGACCAAAAAAAATAAAAGATTTTATAAATAATCCACTATTTGAGGAGGGATTACCAATAACAGGATTTAAAAAACAACCTACAAATAATAATGTAAAAGTCGGTGATGTTTTGCTTTTTCAATCTGTTACAGGTAATTTAGATCATGTTGCTGTGTATATTGGTGATAACATGATATTAAATCATAATATAAAAGCTTTGAGTTGTAGAGAGCTTTTTGATTTAAAATATCAACAAGCATTACGAGGTGTTTATAGATATGCAGCTTAAAAAAATAAAAGTTTATGGAAAATTAAGACAGTTTTTAGGTAAATCATACTTTGAAGCTGCTGTCAGATCACCACAGCAAGCTATGAGTTTTCTTATGGCAAATTTTGAAGGCTTGCAAAAACACATGAATGATCAATATTATAAAATTAAAATGGGTGGAAATGATATTACAGAAGATTATTTATCAATGTCTGGACAGGGTGATATACAAATAATACCTGTAGCTTGCGGTGCTATTCCGATTGTTATTGGTGTTGGACTTACTGCTGGTGGTGCTGCATTAGCTGCTTCTGTAGCTGCTGGTTCATTTTTTGCATACGTTGGTGCTGCCTTAACAACAGTTGGGGTTTCTATGGTTGTAGGTGGGGTAGTAGAAATGATAGCCCCACAACCTTCATTAGGTACACCATCTATAAGTGATATTGACCCAAGAATTAGAGGTTCATATTCTTTCAACGGCATCCAAAACGTAAATTCTAGTGGTGTTCCGATACCAATAATTTATGGTCTTGTTTTTAGTGGGTCAATTTTGATATCTTCTGGGGTAGATACTGCCCAAATTAAAGAAAGTATTACCTGATGCCTAAATTAGTTGATGATCAATTATTTGGAGGCCAACCTGATGAAAGGGTTGTTGATCCTGATTTAATAGATGGAGGTTTAAGGTCTAAACAGTTTGCAACAGTTGTTGATTTGCTTGGATATGGTGAGATAGATTCAATATTTGATGAAGGTGGTGCTGGTACTGATACTTTTAGAAAAAATATTTTTTTAGATTCTACTCCACTACAAAATTCTCTAGGTGAAGAAAATTTCCAAAATGTTGACGTATTTTTTAAAAATGGTACAAGCGATCAGACAGCAATACAAGAAATCAATGCAATAGAAAATACAATCCCTGTTGGTGTTGCTTTAACTAATTCTCCTTTTACTACTACAAAAACAGCAACTTATACCATATCTGCTACTAATGGTTTGGTGGTTAGCGGTGTTACTCTTCAAAAAAATCAAATGCTTGTTACCTTCAGCAGTCCGCATGGATATGCTGTAGATGAAGTTGTACACTGGTTAAATACAACGACCTCTTTTCAAAATCTTACAGATAATCCTCAAACACAAAAAATTCTCTCACTTCCCACTACAAGTAGTTTTGTAATAGATACAGATTTTGACCTAGATCGTAAAAAAGAAGGTGACTGTGAGATAAAAACAAGTGTTGGTTTATCTCGTGAAATTTCAGATACTAATGTTGATAAAGTAAGAGTTACTTTACAGTTTCCAGTTTTACAGAGAATAAAAAATAATGGAGACATTGTAGGAACCAGTGTAAATATATCTATAAGAATTACAGAGAATGACGGTACTGTAACTAATCCCGTGATTTTGAATACTACAGATGGAAAGGCTAAAAGTCCATATTTAAAAGATTACGAAATTGTTTTTACAAGAACAATGAGTTTTCCTATTACATTGACTGTTTTTAGAAATACTGATGATTCAACAGATGATAGATTACAAAATCTCACAAACTGGTCAAGTTACACAGAAATAAATACAGATACAAGTGCTTATCAAGGTTTTGCTTATGTCGCAGTAAGATTTAATGCACAAGAATTTGGAAGATTTCCAAAGCGTATGTATAGACTTAAGGGTACAAAAATCAAAGTTCCGCATGGAACAACAATAGATAGTACAAATGGAAGGGTAATTTATCCAGCTGATTATACATTTAATGGCACATTTAAAACTGACAAAGAATGGTGTGCTGATCCAGCTTGGATTTTATATGACATCTTGACAACAGATAAGGGTTTTGGCGGTGATGACGGAATAGTACAGGAAGAAAATTTAGATGTTTTTAGTTTTTATTCTGCAAGTGCTTATGCAAGTGCCTTAATAACAGATCCAATAACAAACACAACAGAACCTAGATTTAGTTGTAATATAATTTTGAATCAAAGAAATGATGCTTATACCTTAATTAATGATCTTTGTTCTGTTATGAACGCAATGCCATTTTACAGCAATGGTACTTTGCAGATTTCTCAAGATAGACCAACAAATACCACTACTAATACTTCAGATGTTCAGTACATTTTCAACAATACAAATGTAACTGAGGAAGGTTTTTCTTATCAAAACCAAGCTGCAAGACTTAAATATACAGAAGTAGAGGTTCAATATTTTGACAATCAAACTCAAACAATGGAATTTGAATTGGTAAAAGCTGATCAAATTACTGCTCTTGGTTCTACATCAGGTAACTTAGATGCAATAAATAAATTTGGAAGGACTAGAAAAACAATAAAAGCTTTTGCTTGTACTTCTATTGGTCAGGCAAATCGTCTTGGAAGATGGTTTTTATATTCTAATTTGTTAGAAAATGAAATTGTTACTTTTACAACAACATTAGAAGCTGGGGTAGTCGTAAGACCAGCAACAATCATTGGAATTGCAGATTCGGTTAGATCAGGGACAAGAAAAGGTGGGCGTATAAATACAGGTGTATCTACAACACAAATCATTGTTGATGCAATGAGTATTGAAGGTAATGATCTAACACATGATTCTGGCGCAACTTTAGCTGTTGTTTTATCGGATGGCTCGACTGAAAGCCGTACAATTTCTACTATTGATGGCACAACAATAACTGTTTCTTCTGCATTTTCATCAATTCCACAAGCAAACAGTGTTTATGCAATCGAAAGTTCAGCAACACAATTACAAGTTTTTAAAGTTGTCGGTGTAGAAGAAAAAAATCATTGTGAATATACAATAACTGCTGTCATCCATGACACTAATAAATATGGACAAGTAGAAGATACAACAGTTGCATTTAACCCAAGAACAATTACAACTTTGATAGATGAGGTATCAGCACCAAGCAACCTAACAGCCACAGAAGAAATAGTTGTCTTAAACAATAGAGCCGTTTCAAAGATATTCGTTACATGGGAACCTATTAAGGGTGTTAAAGAATATTTAGTTGAGTTTCAATTTGACAATGACAATCCCGAAAGACTAAGAGTAGCTAGACCAAGTTTTGAATTATTTGAATCAAGATTAGGGACATATAAATTTGCAGTTAAATCTTTTAACACATTAGGAGTATTGAGTTCTGATACTTCAACATTTACTTTTACTGCTGTTGGTAAGACAGCTTTACCAGCAGACCCAACTGGATTAACATTAGAACCTGTATCAGATCAGTTTGTAAGACTACGTTTTGACCCTTCAACTGATGTTGACGTTTTGCATGGTGGCACAATATCAGTAAGGCATACTCCCTCTGTTGATAGAACAACAGCTACATTTGAAAATTCATCAGAAATTATACAAAGACTTTCTGGAAGTGTAACAGAGACATTAGTTCCAGCTTTAACAGGGACTTACAGTATCAAATTTATTGATGATGGTGGACGTAAATCTGCAAATGCTGCAAGAGTAATTGTTTCAGAGCCAGATCCACAACCAAATCAAATCATTCTTACAGAAAGAGAAGATACAGATTCACCACCATTTCAAGGAAGCAAAGTAAATACTTTTTTTGATTCCGCTTTAGATGGCTTGTTACTTGATGGAACATTATTAATAGATGATGTAACACAAGATATTGACGATTTATCAAACATTGATTTTGCTGGTCCTATAAATTCAAGTGGTTCTTATGAGTTTCAAAATAAAGTCGATCTAGCAGCAATATTCAATTTAACTTTAAAAAGAAGATTTCTTACTTTTGGAATTTTACCAAATGATCTTATTGATTCAAGAACTGCAAATATCGACACATGGACAGAGTTTGATGGAACCAAAGCAGAAGATGTTAATGCAAAATTATTAGTTGCTACAACTGATATTGACCCAGCAACTTCAGTTTCAGCCACTTATGGTCAAAGCGGGACTACTATTACTATCGCTAAAACCTCGCATGGGTATTCTGTAGGTGATTTTGTTGTAATAGATTTTACTGCTGGTAGTGCGACAGATGGCAATTATGAAATACAAACTGTTCCTGATGCAAATTCTTTCACTGTTACTTCAGCTACAAGTGCAACAATTTCAAGTGGAACATCTTGTACTTATGGAGCAAACTTTACTCAATTCAATACGTTTGCTAACGGAGAATATAAAGGTAGAGGATTCAAATTTAGAGCAGAACTTTCATCAGACGACCCCGCACAAAATATTAAAATAGAAGAACTTGGATTTGAAGCAAGTGTTAAACGTAGAACAGAAACAGTAAATACAGCGATTGCAAGTGCTTGTGCAACAAATAGTTCAGCTAAAACAGTAACATTTGGGAATCCGTTTTTTACAGGTACTGGATCACTTGGAGGGTCAACAACTGCATTTTTACCAACGATAGGAATAACGCTTGAAGGTGCGGTATCTGGTGATTATTTCAAAATAACATCAGTTACAGGCACACAGTTTGTTATAGAAACAAAAGATGGCAACAATAATTTTAAAGATTTAAGTTTTAAATATACTGCTGTAGGGTTTGGTAAAGGAGGGTAAATATGTTTATATTTAACTTATCAACTATCATATACTTATATAAAAGGATTAAGTAATGGCTACACATGATTATGTACTTGATAATGCCTCTGGTGCGGCTTTTAGAACAGACTTAAATAATGCCCTTGCTGCAATAGCTACAAATAATTCAAATGGATCTGCCCCTTCAACAACTTATGCAAGTCAATTTTTTGCTAATACCTCGACAAGTATTATGCAACTCAGCAACACAAGTAATAATGCTTTTGTTAATCTTTTTACTCTTGCTGGTGGGCCAGCATTTGCTGTTGATGGAACAATAAATTCAGTAAATATTGGTAAAGGTGCAAACTCTGTAAATGGCAATACTGTTCTTGGAGAAAATGCTTTAGATGCTGCTGTTACTGGACAATTAAATACTGCTATTGGTCAAAATTCAATGACCAATAATACTAGCGGTCAACAAAACGTTGCTGTAGGACAAGATACGTTAAAAGCAAACACAACTGGTGTTGCTAATACGGCATTAGGTAGATCAGCTTTGGCAGCAAACACAACTGCTAGTAATAACGTGGCAGTTGGACAGCAATCCTTATTAAATAATACAACAGGAACAAACAATATAGCGGTGGGAGTTGAGGCATTAGAGGCTTGTACTACTGGTGGAGCTAATATTGCGATAGGGAAACAGGCTTTAGAAGCAAACACAACCGCATCTAACAATACTGCGGTAGGGCAATCAGCTTTAAAATCAAACACAACTGGCGGTTCAAATATTGCAGTAGGTGCAAACGCTCTAGATGATAATACTACTGGTTCATTATGTGTTGCTTTAGGTCGTCACGCACTGTCAGCAAATACTACAGCAAATTCCAATACTGCACTTGGTCATAATACGTTGATGGCAAATACTACTGGTTCAGAAAATGTAGCCGTTGGAACAAGCACTCTTA